TTGGCATAATACCCGTATTTTCGCTGCTTGAGTGCTTCTCCGCCAAGAAAAATCACCCGATACTTACCATCCGAGGTCACAACCTCTTGCCTCTCTTTTTCTTCCGCCATTGTTCCTCCGTTGTTATAGTCTCTACGACCTGCCGAAGGGTCGGATTACAGTACATCCGCATACCTTCTCTTGGCATGGATATCCCATACTGTTGCTTGATGCCAACCATAGGCCAAAGATACCTTGCGGCATGGATAGAATTTACAAATTTTTCTGAACTATCAAAAGTAATAGATGAATTAGACGCTGAATATGAAGTTGTTATCAATGACCCGTTGCTAGGAAATGATGCTAATAAGTCTATGGTAACTATAAAAACTCAGTGTATGCAGTTTTTTAGTAGCTTAAACCTTAAAGCACTATCAACTATCAATACAAGCATTGTATCCAGCCGTTTATTGGCGTATAGGCTGTATAAAGACTCAACACAAGCCGATGACATCATAAAGCTAAACAAAATCAATAATACTGGCTTTTTAGAGGGTGACATAACAATAACTAGCCCGATTGATACGCAATGACTGGCGTTATTAATGCTGTAGACTTTTTAAGAAACAAAACAGAAAATAACATATATATTGTTATAAATAATGTTTCGTATAGTAATTTTTTATCAATAAATATCAGCCGGTCACTAGAGACAATAGCAAATCAATTTACAATAACATTATCATTAGAATCAATAGCCAAATTGCCATTCAAACTAGGTGATAGTGTATCCATATATTTTGATAAGACACCTTTAATTACTGGATATGTAGAAGTATTATCAGCAACATATAGCACTAATACACATTACGCAACAATATCAGGTAGGGACAAAACCGCCGATATAATAGATTCAAGTATAGAAACCCCTGTATCGATTACTGGGTCAATATCGCTTGTTGATTTAATAAAAAATATATTAGAATCTAACAATATAAATGATATAGACGTAAGATCAAATGTTGATATCGACTTATTTACGGCTAATGATCAAATAACTGTTGATAACGGTGATAGTATCTTTAACGTTATTGATGAGTATTGCTTAAAAAGACAGGTTATTGCGACTACTTCAGGGGCTGGGGATATCCTGTTGACAAGGGTTGACCAAAACGGCGAATCATATACAACCAAATTGGTGCACCGATCGAATGCTGGCAGCAACTCTGTGATAGATCGGTCTAGTTTATCTAGCCTTGTGAACAAAACAAGCGAAAATAATATAATATCAGCAACTTATACATTAAGTACGGTAAATAAATTTAGTAAGTATGTTGTAAAAACACAAGATATACTAAAAGAATTAAACCTACCAAGCATAGACAGGCTTAACAAGACGGCTATAAAAGAAGATAATACGGCAAGGGGTGGCAGAACAATGGTTATACCAAGTGATAACACTAGGGATTTAGAAACCGCCCAAAATAGGGCAAATTGGGAGCTATCTGCGAATAAATCAAAAGAAGCTGTGTACCAATGTCAAGTAGCTGGATTTATTTCAGAAAAAGACAAGGTATGGACGCCTAATACATTAATAAAAGTAGAAGATGAAAGACACAGTATAGACGATTTTATGATTATCAAAAGTGTAGATATTATGTATTCATTAGACTCAGGCAGTTTAACTAATCTTGAGCTTATAAAAAAAGATTCGTATCAGCCATGAACTTTTTGAAAAAAATTAAGTCAATAATCAGAATCGGGTATATAAGTAACGTATCAAAAGATACTACTAAGATACAACAGGCACAGTTATCATATTATGATCAGGTAAAAGAAATGCCCGTATTATCTCTGTACGGCATATCATACAATGCCCCAATTAATACGGTATCATTAGTGGTTCAAATAGATGGCGATAAGAGTAATACAATAGCAATACCATTATCAAATAGTAATCGATTCATGCCACTTAAAGCGGGGGAAGTTCAAATCGGTAATTACTTAACGGGTGATAGTGTTAAATTTACAGAAGACGGTAAAATAATTGTTAATTCATCGTCTGAAGTAGAGGTTACAGCTCCGACGATAAAAGTAAACGGCAATTTAGAGGTTAGTGGCGATATTACATCTAGTGGGAATGTATCCGCAACGGGTAATGTATCCGCAACTGGTTCAGTTGAAGGTGCAACAGTGGCTACAACAGCTGGCATTGACTTAGGAACACATACGCATTATGTCGCTTCAGCCCCTGGTAACTCTAGCCCACCGCAATGATGATATAATAATAAAAATGACAAAAGATATACTATTAACAAAAACATCTAGCGGTTATTACGATATAGATTTTGGTAGAGGCGAGATAATTGGGACTGAGGGGATAGACACCGCAATAATTATAAGTCTATTTACTAATAAACGTGCCGATGAGTCAGAGGTTGCCAACCCAATAGACAGAGGTGGCAATATCATTGATGAGTTAAATGACGATCCTAATTTTGAGATCGGGTCTAAACTATGGCTACTTAGACAGTCAAGAGCAAATCAGGATACATTAAACAGAGCTGAATCATACATAAACGAGTCTCTACAATGGATGATTGAAGACAATATAGCCAAGAACATAACCGTTTCATGTTCTTTTTATAATAACGAATTAACATCTAATATCACAATACAAAAAGCTGATAATACTAAGTATACAAAATCATACAAATTGTGGTCTAACACTATAAACGCATAAAAAAATGACACTAACAATCCCAACCGCTAAAGAAATATTCGAAAGAATTAACACAGACGTTATTAACGAATTAAATACGCTTGACCCCTATATTCGGCTATCCTTTTTAAGAAGCATTAATACAGCTGATTCTAATGCATTCTATGAACTATACAAAACCGTAGAGACTATAATCGATCTATACATGGATGATACAACGTCCGGTGAGTATCTAAGAAGAAAAGCCGCTATATTAGGTATAACACCAAGCCCCGCTACTGTGTCTACTGGTAACATTGTTTTTACTGGTGTAGACAGTACAACAATTCCATCGGGCGTACAGCTAAGCACAGATGATGGACTTATTTATCAGACAACTGAATCGGGTTCTATTTCTGATCAAACATTAAACATTACGACAATGACAAGGGCGGGTAACGTTGTAACCGTTGAAACAGCATCTAATCATAATCTAGCATCATCAATAACTGTTACAATATCAGGAGCCAATGAAACTGACTATAATGGCAGTTACCCAATAAACGTCACAGGCTTAAAAACTTTTACATATTCTATAACGGCAACCCCAACAACACCAGCCACGGGAACTATAACGGCTAGTGCTAGTTACGATAACATTGCGGTAACCAGTGTTGATTACGGATCAATTCAAAACAAGGACTCCGGCGTATCAATGAGTTTAATTAATCAAATATCGGGTGTTGATAGTACAGCGTATGTTGACCACGGTGAGATAACTGGGGGTTCTGATATAGAAACAGATGACAGCTTACGTGATCGATATCTTTTCAGGCTAAAAAATACGCCTGCCAATTTCAACAAAAAAGCAATAGAGCAGCAAGCGAAACTAATCAACGGTGTTACCCGTGTTTGGGTTCAAGGGTCTGACGATTACAATATCAGTATAACGGCTAGTAGCTTAACCCGTAGCGGTGATTATTTAGCTATATTCAACTACACTGACCATGGTCTATATAACGGGCAATCAGTTACAATTAGTGGGGCTGATCAAGTAGAATATAACCTAACCCAAGTTAAAGTATTGCGTATTGATAAAGATAATTTCGGCTACATTGTATCGGACACGCCAACAACGCCAGCCACGGGAACTATAACGGCTACGTTCCCAATTGCATCTATAGGTCAGTCTCGCATATTCTTCACAAGAGACAATGACGCATCTATAATACCGACAGGAGATGAAATAACAAACGTCTATAATAAAATCTTAGAGATAAAACCCGTTGCAATGAGTCCAACTGATATTATAGTTGACGCCCCTTCACCTGTTACCGTTGATTTTACATTCACAGAGTTAACCCCAAATAGTGTAGCAATGCAATCGGCTATAACAGAATCATTAAAAAGCTATTTCTTAAGCAATACAGACGTCAACAAAACAGTAAGGCAAATAGATTATAATTCGATTATAAACTCAGTTATCGATACGGGTGGTAATCCTGTAGAATCTTTTACGCTGTCTTCACCGTCTGGTGACGTTGCCATAGGGGTCTCATCAATACCAATACTTGGTACGATTACTTATCCATAAAATGTCTATTCAGAAATATACAAAAGAAAATTGGGTTGAATTTCTAAATCAGCTATTACCAGACGGTGACGCATTTAACGCTAAGTACATCGACGGGAGTAATCTCAATAAATTACAAAAAGCTAGGGCTACAGAGTTTAAAAGATTCGGTGATTATATATCCGAGCTAATAAAAGAAGTAGACCCAAGCACAACAGATGATATGTTGTCTAGGTGGGAAGAGTCATTTGGAATACCAGACGAGTGCATACCACTGGCTACAACAGTAGAAGAAAGACGAGATAATCTCGTTCTTAAATTTTCATCGCTGGCTTTTCAATCAGATAATGATCTGATCACGCTAGCTAGTGATTATGGATTTACCATAACCTTAAGGCTTGAGACGGGATTCCCCTATACATTCCCGATAATACTAAATAATAGGGAACGATCACTTTTTTTAATAACGGGTGATTTTAATACTAACCCTTCAAAAGCTAGTATTTTTCAGTGTTTAGTAAGGCGGTTAATTCCAATTAATCGAAAAGTAGTGTTTTTAAATTCATGAGGATAATATAATATGGCAATAAGAGATAATGCATTTGTTTTAGGTGACCCTGTAAATGGGGTTTTCTTAACAAATGACGCAAACAGAATAAAAAGCGAGACTGATAACTATATTTTAACATCTGGTCAAACGTTATCAGAGGATGATACAGCTCAAATGGCTAAAACATCCGCAATAATTGCATCTAAGGGTGATTTTTATAAAGAATCTGCTGGATCGGCTAGTGATACGTACCTATTAGAACCAGATGGCGATTTACGGGGCATATGGCGTCTTAAAGATGGTATGCGTATAAGATTTAAGGCAGTTAACACTAATACAGGGGCTAGCACCGTGAATGTCAATAGCTTAGGAGCTAAAAGCATTGAATCTGCCACTGGTGCCTTAACAGGCGGTGAAATAGAATCGGGGAAAATAGTCAACTTAACATATGACGAAACGGCTGACAAGTTCTTAATCGTTGTAGTTGATATAGCTGGTACTATAAGTGGGTCAGACTCTAAAACAGTGCCAGCTAGTGGTGATAGCTTTGCAATTATTGATAGTGAGGATAGCAATAATTTAAAGAAAATCAGTTTTGATAATTTAAGCCAAACTTTTCTTAATGACTTATCACTTTGGACACAAGTAGCTGATACTACTGAGAAT